TAATCTATATCCCTCTTTACTTGGGTGTTTAATATCAAATGGTTTTGGTCTATTATCAGCAGAACTAAATCTAGAAGCAAGTCTACCTTTGTTACCAGTGTCTGTTGAACCACTTACATATAAATCACCCTCAATATAAACTGCGTTGACAGAGGAACCACCACTAACTCTCAATCCATTAGCAGTTCCACCATCACCATCTATCGTTTGATTACCTTTTGTATTGACAGCGAGACTTGTTCCTTTGGTTCCCTCTCTACCAACCATTAAAGTAGCACTAGCACTTGAAAAAGCATCAACCTTTCCAATCTGTGTGTTTCCTTCAATGTATGCGGAGTGATCAATTTTTGCGTTTCCTATTCCTAATGCTTTAGGAACTCTTTTCTTTGCAGCAACAATAAGTTGCCCACCATATGCAAATATTTCGTCGAATGCAAATGCCATGTTAGATACTCTTTGAATTTGTTTCTGCTGGTTCTGGTAGTTTATCTTTCGTTAATGCACGAGAGATTCCTTCGATAAGTGGTGATAACATTTGAGTTCCAAGACCACCTCTCATCGTCAGCAAACCAGATGTCATAATCTTTAAAGATTGCTTTCCATCTATTGTAACATTTTTTGAGTCAAGTTTCAAGGTCTCATTTGCGTTCGCCCAAATAACACCTTGTGGAGCATTACCATTAGCAACAAGTTCAATATCAAGTGCTTCTAATTTAATCTTTCCCTTGGTAGCTTTGAGATGTATGTCACCGTTTTTAGCAAGAATCATGATTGCTTCTTGCTGTTGCTCTAAATCTTCACCAGAGTGAATAAAAGTAGAACCAGGTGAACTTAGTAAGGTATATCCTGTGCGTTCACCATCCTCATCAAATGACATAAAATGTCTTCCATCAAGTGCTTGAATATGAACACTCGAAGTTACGTCACCTTTTGGGCTCAATTTACCAAAAGTTATAGCACCATTCATGGCACTCCAAACTTGGCTCCAATAATTTTTTTTCTCAGACATTAGTATCCTCCTCCGTAGCCACCGCCACCACCACTGCTAGGTGGGCTAGATGATGGTGGTGCAGGTGTTGATGGTGTTGATGGTGTTGATGGTGCGGGTGCAGGTGTTGATGGGGTAGAGTATCCACCACCAGTTGATGGTGTTGTTGTGCTTGGGGTGGTTGTTGTTGCTGGTGTTGTTGATGGAGCACTTATTGGTGTGGTTGAGTAACTTCCTCTTGATGGAGAACTTATAGCTTCAATAGTGTCTTGTTCAACTTCAGTCTCTTCCACCTGACTTACCGCGACAGTGCTTCCTGCAACAACTCTTCTTTGAAGACTTTCAAGTCTGGTGTTATATACCACAATATCAGTTCTAGATTTATCAGAAGTTCCTGCATACTTAATACCTCTTTCAAAATAAACATTGCCATAATAAGGTTTGCCATCAACATAACCATTAATATTTAATCCAACTAAATCAAATACTTGAACAACATCCGTTATTACAGGTTCAACTGGTTGTGGATCACGAATAATACTAAAATCAGGAACAAAGGTTGCATTGAACCCAGTTTCTGTATTCATTCTAATTCTTGGTAACTCTGTAAATCTACCTGACTTATCAACTGAAACAGACTTTATTTTACCAAACGGATCACAATTATAAGATAGAATAGTTCCGTTACTAGGTATTACTTCTATCGTATCAACTCCACAATTATGGTTGAAGCCTGGATTAGTCACAGTTACACCTGTAAGTTCAAGAACAGCAGGATATTGTGGAACTGTTTGTGGTGGTGGCAGATATCCTTGACCACTATCTTTAATAATTACTTGAACAACAACACCATCTTCGATAATAGTTTCAAGAACAGCACCACTCCCATTATTACATGGATCAATAACTTGAACTTTAGGTGGTGAAGTATATCCAAATCCACCACTCACAAGATCAACTGCAATTAAATTACCATTAACATCTACAACTGGATTACCTTGTGCTCCTACACCACCACCTCCAAAAAATTTAAGAGAGGGAGGGCCACAAGGTTGATCTCCAGTTATGCATGGATCAGATCTAAGTAAATTTTTAGGAGTTAATCCGTTTACCTCATCAATCGTTAAGTATCTAACTTTTTCATCACCATCTATAAAAATAAATTCTGTATTAGGATTTGATTCTGCATATACATTTGCATCAGAAATCGACACGTTCTGGATATATCCATCAGTTTCACTGATATATCCTACTTTAATATTGTCAAATGACGTTGGTGTTATTGGCATTAGTTTAGGCTCTCTTGAACTGTGTCATATATTATGTTATGAGGTGTTGTTGTATGAGCTATACCAACCATTTTAACTATGGATCCATCTTCTCTTTCATGAATATGAAAATCACCATAGTAAGGTTGACCATTTACATAACCAACAAGATTAGTTAAATCTTTTTCTCTTGTTTTTGGTTTAGCAAATACTTTCTTAATTGTAACACCTTGTTTACTAGAACTCAACTTTTCAATACTAGTTCCATATGATTTTCTCTCTTTAACAGAATTAACAGTATTTTCTGCAGAGGAGGCAATAGATGCTACGCTAGGTTTTCCAGCACTTCCACCACCACCTTGCATTGTGTGAGTATCATTTGGTGAACACTCTGGATCTGGATCACAATTAAATATTTTTGTTATTGAATTAACAAAAGATAATGCACTTCCAATATCAAAAGCCATACCACCAAGTGCACCCAACCCTAAACTACCAGCGATTGGGCCAGCAAATGATGCACCTGTTCCAACTATAGCATTTAAAATTCTAGAATTAAAAGAAGCAAGACCAGCAGCTGCAGAGATTAAATCAGGTATGTTACCACTTCTAATCGCTTGAAATACACCACCGATTCCTAGTAGTAAATTTTCATTCACACCTAAAATATTTGATGCCAAAGCAAATCCAGCTGCTATACCAGAGGGATTTGATCTATCATCAATTAGAGTTAGTGCTTCTGCAATTAAAGATTGATTTTCTGGTTTATCCTGGCCAGCAATATCTATGAATCCAAGTAATCCACGACCATAATTTCCATCTGCCCAAAAACGATTTGCACCTCCAATTCTAGTTGGATCTAACTTAGCCTCATCTGCCAAAGTTTGACTCATACTTAAAATCAAACCACCAGACGCTAAAGATGCGAGAACATTATTCTCATTTATGGAATTGTCAATTGTTCCTGCGTCTGTTTCACCAGCCTCTGTAGATGTTCCACCAAGAGAATTTGAAACCTCATCAATAACAGGGCCAATTGCATCATCAAACCCTCGCATGATACTATTAATTGTTCCTCCTAATACCTCACCAATAATTTCTTCAGTTTCACAAAGCGGTGTAGGTGTATAGTAATCATCAGGTGGAAGTGGTGCGACATCATCTGAACCTGGTGTATCTAAATTATTTCTACTTGGAACCACTGCTTCCGTAGTAACACCGACTGCACCTACACTTGATCCTGCCACTGCATCTGTTCCAAATACCGCATCTGTTCCTATTCCTGCTGCTAAAGTTGAATTAACAACTCCAGCTTCTGATATGGCAGCATTTCCAGCCGCATTTTGAGATTGATTTTTCTTTCTGTTAAAAGCATTTCTCAATGCTGCAGCAATCAATCCTGCAAGTGCAAGACCTGCTAGACCATTAAACAAACAAGCTATTTTTTCCAAACCCTCTACCTTTTTATTCAGTAGTTCTAAAGTATGAGATGGTGGAGCTAAATTTTCAATGGGTGCGAGTTTTTCATTAAATTCTTTAGTTGTAAACTGCTGAACTTTATTCATTATTCCTTTCATATATTTTGACATCTCTAGAGATGCTTCTTCAATTGCTTTGTCTATATTTTTATCATTTTGAAGTACTGGTAAACCAGCAGCAGCATTAGCATCTCTAACAGAGTTCTGCATTCTTTGTATTTTACCAGTTAAAGTTTCTATAACTGTTTGAATGTTTCTTACTTCTGATTGTGTATCTGGGTTTGGGCAAGCAAGTGCATGTTTTTCATCTAAAGTATATTTTTTTCTTTCTTCAGCAATTGTATATAAATTATTAGAATCTATATTCTCTTTTGATACATTGGAATTTGATGGTGAGCTATACGCTTCATTTCCTGCTTGTTTTGGAGCAAAATCTCCATCCTTAAGTTTCTTTTGTTCGTTTGGTTCTTCGTCTTGATTTTTAGAATAAAAACTTTGTGGTGTAAAATTTTCACCACCACTACCCTCAGTTCCTGTCTTTCTCTCAAGTTTAGTCTTGGCATTATTACCAAGTATACCCATAATTATAGGAGTTTGTTGATCCTTTCCATCAAGAAAAAATCCAAAAACAAAATTACCTTGTTTAATTCCAGGTGTTTGATATGATCCACCTTGACCACCACCAGCAGTCACGGGATACATTACCTGTGCCCATGGTAAATCTTTTGCTTCTAGATCTGACTCATCTTTGTCATGATGACCCATGAGTCGAACTTTATATCGATAACCCCAACCAGGTATATCCTCAGTCTTTTCAAACGTTTCTGGATTGAGGTTTTCTCTCCATGTTGAATCGTCACAAACCTGACCTATCCACCAATTAAAGCCAGATCCTAGAAAGCTAGAATTAAATAATGACGATTCCATCTTTACTAATCGTCATACACTAAACACTCTGGTTCATCAGGATGAATGTCGCAGAATACTTCTAAAACATTAGGATCATGGTGATCTCCTGCCTTGATCTCGTCTTTATGATGTTCAACATACTCTTCTAAATCATGCAACTCATCCTCAATATGATGACGCATAGGTTCAGAAGTTTTAGGATCAGCAAGGATCTCTTTATCTTTTGCGATGTGATCTTCTATACTTTTCATAGTAGTTACCTTTTACTGTGATTACCTTTTCTACCGAAGGAGTCTCTTGCTAAATTTAATTTAGTATAAGTTCCATCAGCATTGACGAAGTGGCATAAGTCAGCTATAATATATAGACCACCACTTTCCCTATTCAGTGTATCGCTTTTTTCACTATCAATAGCAGGAATGTCAACAAATATTACATCTCCTGCATGTAAACTAAAATCTCCAGCAATAGTTATCTCCATCATACCAGAAAAAAGTTGATTGTATCTACGGATTGCTTGATTTAATGTTTGTGCTGCTTTAAAATTATCCCTTTGATTTTCTTTTATCTGCTCATCTGTGCTACCAGCAGGGAGAGTTCCACTATCAATTAACATAAATGTTGTTCTTGTGAAATCTTTGTTAGGAGTATCAAATTTATTATTAAATTTAGGGAGTTTTTTACCAGCAAGTTTTACTTTATTTTTTTGCACAGCCTCATCAGCAGTCTTTTCTTCAACAACATATTCACAATTAAAAGGATCAAACAAAACTAATTTGGTCTTATAAGCACCTATATTCATCTTTGACTGAACATTAACAGAGTTATCTGACTGTTGTTCCAATATCTTTCCATCATATCCTGGTGGAGTCACTTGGGAATCAGTGGAGTTATTAAAGATATAAGATTTCTTTTGTGGTTTATCAAATAATTTATCAATGGATTTGAAGTGATATCCATCTGCAGTTTCAAAGAAAAGAAAACCAGCACTACCATCCTCACCACCCTCTGGAATTGATTGTTTAGATAAAAGATTTAACATGTAATAAGGTTTTCGACCATTACCAACAAAATTATAATCATTA